CTATGGAACAAGCTGCTGATTCTGCTCCGTCTCAAGAAGAAGGAAGAGAAGAAGCCAGCCAAAAAGCAAAAGAAGGCGAAGCGCCAAAAGAACTAGAAGGCGTAGAAACCTCTGGCGCTCAAAAACGTATTCGCCAGTTGATTCGTCAGCGTAAAGAACGTGACGAACAAATTCAGTCTCTCATCCAAAAAAATGAGGAACTAGAAACTAACCTCAGAACAAAAAGTTCAGAAGTACAAGAGATTAATAAACTAAGTCTCGATGCTTCTGAAAAGCAGTTGAAAGATAAACTAGAACTAGCACAAGCTGCATACATGGAAGCATTTGAAAACGGTGAAAAGGAAAAGCTCCTTCAAGCTCAGATTATGCTTAACGATGCACAGGGTGATCTAAAAAATGTTTCTAGTGCTAAAAGTAATTATGAGGCGGCTCCTGTAGAGCAGCCCGTACAGCAACAGCAAGTTGCATCAAGACCAACCGCTACTGACCCTAAAGCAGAACAGTGGGCGTCAGAAAACGAATGGTTTGGAAATAACAATGTTATGACCGCTGCCGCACTTGCTATTGATGCTGAACTAAAAAATGAAGGTTACGATCCTAATGACAATGAGTTTTATCAGGAAATCAGTAACCGCATGAAACAGTCCTTCCCTCAACAGTTTGGGGAAGATGTGCAACGTAAGCAGGAAACTTCGTCAAAACCTGCTCAAGTAGTTTCGGGGGGATCGCGTTCACCCTCATCCAGTTCTAAAAAGGTTAAGCTATCTCAAGAAGATATTCGCCTAGCCCAGAAATGGAATATTCCACTTGAAAAGTATGCCGCCGAAAAGCTCAAAGTAAATGGGGCTGACGGTGATTATACTACCATTAAATAGTAGCGCGGAGATATATTATGAACACACGAAATGAAACACGTAGTAGTCAACTTAGAGAGAACAACACTCAGGAAGAAGAATACACCTTTGAAGAGCCTAATGCTTTAGATATTCCAGATCATGTGCAAGCACGATTTGATTCTGAAGGAATGGCTTTACGTTGGATACGCATCTCCATCAAAGGCACAGATGACATCTCAAATGTAGGTAAGAAACTACAAGAGGGATGGGTTTTCGTAACTCCTGACGAAGTTCCTGAAATGTCGATTACATCCTTCGTAAGGGAAGATGGTCGTTACCAAGGCACAGTCTGTCGTGGGGATTTAGCGTTGGCAAAAATGCCAGCAGGAAAGGTAGCGGCTAAACGGAAATTCTATCGGAATAAAGCTAATGATATGATGGATGCAGTAAATGCACAGCTAATGAATAGCTCAGATTCTCGTATGCCAATTTCCAACAATAGTAAAACTACAGTAACAAAAGGACGTAGACCTAATTTTCAGGGCTAACGTCTTTATAACCAAGGAGATGAAACATGTCTACTACTCAAGCATTTCGTGGTTTTATCCCTGCTCGTAAGAAGGGCGGTTCTTACAATAATGAGGCCGTCACTGATATGATTACGCTTACCTCTACAGGTCAGGCGCAATCACCTAGTAACAACATTTTCACAGGCGATCCCGTCGTACTTCCAGGTGCGAACTTTGCGACGATCTCGCCCTTTATTGCTGCTACCCTAAAGCCTTCGGGCGTTTTCATGGGTTGCCAGTATGTTGAAAATGGCGAACAGAAGTTTGCTCGTTACTGGAATGGCGGGATATCTGCTACGGATATTAAATTCTTTGTCATTACTGATCCAGATCAGACCTATTACATTCAGTGTTCTTTGACGCTTTCTGCTGCTGAAGCGGCTATTGTCAAGAACTACAATGTGACGGTCAGTTCTACTGCTAGTTCAGGCAACACGGTAACTGGTCAGTCCAGCTACTACTTGCTTGCTTCTACTGGTGCTGAAACCGAGCTTGCTGCTCGTGTTGTCGGTCGCGCTCAGTTTCCTGACGAAGGTAACAACGATGCCTATCCAATTGTCGAAGTTTGGCTTAACACCCATCGGGATCGTTATGTCACTGCTACGGCTTCAACGGCTTAATTAGGGAGGACTAAATTATGGCTATTAATAGAGCTAGTATTGCAAAAGAACTCCTTCCAGGTTTGAACGCCGTTTTTGGAATGGAGTATGGAGAGGTTAATAACGAACACGAACCTCTTTATGAAATTGAAAACTCTGACCGTGCGTTTGAGGAAGAAGTACTATTCACTGGGTTTGGCTCTGCGCCGACCAAGGGTGAGGGTGCTGCTGTTTCCTATGACGATGCACAGGAAAGTTACACTGCCCGTTATACGGCTGAAACTGTTGCTCTTGCTTTCGCAGTTACGGAAGAAGCAATGGAAGACAACCTGTATGACACGTTTGCCAAGCTTCGTGCGCGCGGTCTCGCTCGTGCGATGGCAAATACCAAGCAGGTCAAGGCGGCTGCGCTTTACAACAATGGTTTCACTGATACCATTGGTGACGGTGCTGCGTTCTTCTCTGCTGCTCATCCTACCATTTCTGATGGTAATCAGTCCAATCTTCTGGGCGCTGCCGATCTTTCGGAAGCTACCCTTGAGACTGCTCTGACCGCTATTCAGAAGATCAAGGATGATCGCGGTATTCTGATTGGTGCGAGTGCGATCTCGTTGCATGTTCCCGTTGATTCGTGGGCCATTGCAGATCGTGTTCTCAGCTCTCCTGGAAATACGCAGACGAGTGCGGCAGATGCCAACCCGAATACGAACGCGATTAACGCGACCCGTCATTTGGGTATGGTTCCTGAAGGCTACTACATCAATCGTCGGTTTACCGACACTGATGCGTGGTTTGTCAAGACGGATGCACCGAACGGCACGAAGATGTTTGTTCGTTCTCCGCTTCAGACGAAGATGGAACCTGACTTCGACACTGGCAACATTCGATTCAAAGCCCGTGAGCGTTATAGCTTCGGTGTTTCGGATTGGCGTGGCTGGTTCGGTAGTGCTGGTTAATTAAGCTAGAAGGGGAGAGTAGCTTAATGCTGCTCTCTCTTTCTACTTTTTTCTAATAAAGGAAATAAATATGGCTACAAATATTAAAGTTGCCCAGAACGTAAGCAGTGATGGTGCCATTATTACAGGGTTTAGGTACGTAGATAGCAACCTTACTGTTGGAGCAAACGGTGGTGGTCCTATTCCTCAGACAACCCGTATTATGGCTATCCATACATATGCTACTCTTGCTGGTGAAATTGTTATTACTGGTTCTAATCAAATTACTAACAAGACTGCAAAGGGTACAGCCATCCGCTACAGAGTGGGTGCAACGGATTCAAATGACCAGTACATTGGAGATATGGGTGTAGGTGTTTATGGCGTACTTAGTGTTGCCAACTCAGGCACTGGCACTATGACTCCTACGATTACTCTATATGTAGGCTAACATGCCTTCTTACGCTTATTTAAAAACCGACATTATCAATACAACTGAAAATGATTCGACAGAGTTTGCGGATCAAATTCCTAAGTTGATTGAAAAAACAGAACTACGTCTTACCAAAGATTTAGACGATGTTGGTTTAGATGAGTATAATGCTATTACATTTACAGCAGCTAATGCTAGTGTTGCACTTAATGACAGAGTGCGTATTGTTCGTAATGTAAACTATACAACAAGTGTCAGTGTAACTGCTACACCCGCTGCTTCCAAAGTAAATCTACTTCAAAGAACTTATGAGTATGCTACAGACTATTGGCCTGTTGCTACATCTACGGGAACTCCCCGATACTATTCACGTAAAACAAATGGTTCTATTTTTGTAGTACCTACACCTACATCTACTTTGTCAGGTATAGTACAAACAGCGTCACGACCACTAGCTCTTGCTTCTGCAACAGGTACAAGTGTGACAACTTCAAATTATTATAGTGAGTATTGCTACGATGCTTTATTTTATGGTTGTCTTTTAGAGGCAACTATGTATATGAAAGATTGGAATACACTTCCAGTTTGGCAGCAGCAGTATGAAAGCGCAATTACAACACTTAGAAATCAGGCTCGTAGAACTCGTCAAGACGATATGGAAATCGCTGCTAGTCCTGCTGGTGGGCCTAATCCAGTTATACAAGGAGCAAGCTAATGTTACCAATGAACGCAAAGAAAACTAATAAAAATTCTCCGCAAACATCACAGAAAATGACTGATAGCGAAAAGCGAAACTTTATTGGTGAGGTTCAAGACTTTATTAGCCCAAACACTCTTGCTGAATTAAACGGCAAAAATCTTGAAAAGGCTTATCAAAAAGCTTTAAAAGACGCTGAAAAGAAAAAGGGCGGCGGTAAGGTAATGTATCGTGAAGCTGGTGGTCCTCTTAAAAATGTTCCTGCTGATAACACAGGTCTTGCTAAACTTCCCACAAAAGTACGGAATAATATGGGATTTGCTAAAGGCGGTGGTAAAGTAATGAAATATAAAAAAGGCGGCATTATTTATAAGCAAGGCGGCGGCATTATTAAAGCTAATAGTGGTGGTCAAGGTATTGTTGACTCAGGCTATACTAAAGTATAATGGCTACAAGTCGCGCCAGTATTAGACAGCAGGTTACTAAAGGCAGTCGAAAGAAAAAGAAAAAGAAAAAGAAACCGCCACTTGGTTCTGGTAAACGATTTAAACAAACAGTTTCTAAACTAAAAAAACGTGGGGCTAAAAACCCTAAAGCTTTAGCAGCATACATTGGAAGAAAAAAGTACGGTGCTAAGAAATTTGCTGCGATGGCTGCAAAAGGAAGAAGGAGAAAAGCATGAAAAATAATTATCTAAGAGGACCACATACTCTGTTAAAGTATCCTCCTGACCTTGATGCAATCAATGGTAAGCCTACTGGTCAGGGATATGGCGCTGCACGTAAAGGTCCAGATGTTAAGGGTTCACCTCAAAATGTAGTAGTTAACTATTCAATAGATGAAAAAGTTATCTATACTGAAAAAGCAGGAGAGTAGTTATGGCTATTGCAGGAAGATTTGCTAAAGGTGCTTTAGATGCTCTTGGTGGTAAAAAGTATACTGGCAAAAAAACTACAGGTCAAAGAGCAAAAGATATTACAAATGTAGCGGTTACAGGCGGTAGTCGAGGAAGAAGAACTGGTAAAGCCGTAAGAAATCGTCAAACTGGTAAATTAAGTGGTTTAAGTGCTGCTGATACTAAAGCTGCTATGAGAGCAAGAACAGGCGCTTTAGGAACTGCTGCAATTGCAGGTGGTGCTGCTGCTCTTTCAAGTAAAGGTGACGAAGAAGCTAAAGCTAAAACAACAAAAAAGCCTACAACAAAAAAACAAGGACAGACTGCTTTTGAAAAAGCTTTTCGTAGAGCTAGGCGTGAAGGTAAAAAAACTTTTATGTTTGAAGGCAAAAAGTATACTACTGATCTTAGAAAACCTAGACAA